GGTCGCGTATAAATCATCGTCCGGGGCCGGGGTATATTTCAACATCTCTGACATCGTTGTAATATGCGCCGCCGTTCCCGCCCCATGCAGGGTGGAGTGCGGATAGTATATTTTACACGTCCCCGCCGCCGCGCCCTGATTGGTCAGTGAACCCGATAAAGTTATTGCAGTCACCGGAGACCCAACCACAGAAGCGATCGGATAAAAACCAACTTCTCCGCTGGCCGTTAAAGATTCAAGGACGGCGATCATTCCCGCCGCAGGCTGGACACCGCCCGCGCTCGCGTCTACGTTGATTGTATTCCCGCCCGTTATCGAATTTACATTGTAATTCTTACCGGTTGAATGTCCCGTAGCAAGCTGTAATTTCGCCGAGCCTGCGTTATTCATCATTATATAATAATGATAATAGGCACGAGCCGATGCGTCACCTATCAGACCTCCACTTGATGGGTCGAGAACGGATGTTAATTTTACGAGCGTACCGTCGTAAACCTCATATGTTCCCGGCATGATATAGGGCCAGTGTGATGAGTCACGGTATAAAAGACCGCCGACAATCAACCCTCGAATGTATATAGTCGGGAGAATAGCCTGGATCGATGCGTAAAGTGCCATCATGTCAGCCGTCGGAGCCGCGCCGCCGTTATTAACAATCGCAATAAAATTATCATAAAGCCGCTGAAATTCAGCCTCGAATAAAAGACCGTCATTCGGGGTCGTCCTATCCCATGTTCTTGTTTTACTCTCATTATATCCCATTATCATTCCTCGTCTAAAATAATTTGGTATGTGTCAATCATCGCCGAATTTTTTGAAATTCCTTTCACCCATGACGCTTTCAGGGCAAGATCAAGATTCACGTCAAACAATGCGATTTCATTTATTTCTTTATCGTTTAAATCTTTTTCTGAAATATTTATGTAAAGAGTATCAACTCCGGACGTACCATGCGAACATGCCGCCCTGTAAACCTCATTCTCGAGTCCGGTATCTCCCGGCCCTGGCGCACCCGTCCTTCCATCGCCGAGCGCGATATATGTCCCCGACACAGGATCTCCGGCATAGGCCGTCATGTCGGATTCCAGGATATTATAAGTCATGTGAAATTTTCCGAAAATACCGCCCGCTCTTAAACTGTCAAATACAAGAGCCTGGTTTGTCGGCACATCTGTATCATCCATCCATTGATCGATTTTAGATACAACGCTTGCCGGATACGCCTCTGACGGAGATAACGGATCGGCCCCGTCAAGAACGTCATCGCCATCAAGAAAAATAGTGTCCGGTTCATACGGCAATTCATAAGGCCGAATCATTCTGTCCGGATCGTCCTCATCGACTGCCTGCCCGATTGTCACAAGATCGTCGATGTTCCCACCGCTATATCGGCAAACAAGAGCGACTTTCAAAAAAATTCTGTATTCATCGTCATCCTGTCCGCCCGCCCGCGCCTGATTAAGCCCAGCTCCAATGTAGTCGAGCGTTATTCCCGTTTGAGTATCCAGGTCAAGCATTGCGCGGATTAAATCCAGCTGAACCGTTACCTCGTCAATCTGGGTTGAAATAATTTTCCAGATTTTCCCGAGATTAGAAGTCGGATCGTGATTTAAAAACGATTCTGTAAATAGATTTAGATAATCAATCGCGCCGCTCATACATATTCAATCGTGACATTCGCCGTGTCACATCTCCCGTATTGATTATAAGGCATCGTTAAAAATTCTAAGGTTGTCGGTATGACCGGAGAGAACGCCACAAGGACATCCACCTCATCCATACCATCGATTCCATCAAAATTAGCGATGACTTGCCATGCCTCTATATTTGTCCCGACTAAAAGGCCGTCATAATCAGTAACGACTGACCCGATAGTGTCCGCGCCGCCGATAACCTGAACCGTTCGCGTTTTTATGAGTGTTTCATTCGCATCGACCCATTTGGAATTTTTCTTGACCTTGACAAGCACATTTATGAGAGCCTCTTCCGGTACTGTCCATTTTATCGGGTGCGTGTCCCCGTTTGAATCCGTGATTGTCACGGTTTTATCACTGCCTAAACTTTCAATCCCTGCCGCCTTCACGCCGTAAATACAATTTGCGATATCTTCATCAGATGCAGTCCCCGCAATAACGCACTCAATCGAATTCGGCATCCGGCCCTGTGAATCGAGTAAATGAGTTGGATTCTCGTACACGTTCAGTCGCGTCACCCCGTACACGTTTGACAGCGCGGAAATAATAGCCGGCACGCTCGATCCGCCCGCTGTCCCGCGTGTTTTATAACGATATCTGAAAGCCGCATCCGTCTCTATATCTTTCCCGCCTCTGGATGCAAGCTCATTATTCGCCGCCGTTACCCCAGAAAAAGCCGATACGATATTTATTGTATTTGGCGGAACAAGTCCATCTGCGCCGTCAACAATTGCACGGCAAATAATATCAACCGTACCGCCGCCCGAAATCGTTCCTTCATAAACATTTTCAAACTCTATATCCTGCGCGGTTTTTGCTGTGATATCTCCGGCGGTTATAACAGTCCCCGGAGTACCCGTAAACGTAATCGTAACCGTAGCGGGTTGCGCCGCCTGACGAGTGAATCCACCGAGAGCGAGAACCCTGTCAAGGGAAACACCAACCGCGGTATCGACAAATGACGAATAATAAACGTCCTCGATATTTTCCCAGACATCCGCGAGGGCCTTTGCCGCAACATTTAAAACCTGTCCGATAGGATCGTAAATTGACACGTCCTGAAGCGGCCCGAAATTCTCGGCCAGCATCGCGTCGTCCGTCATCTCGGTTAAAATATCCGTTTCGGTTTTTAGAATGAATCCCTGATCTGTTATCCCGTATGCCATTATATGCTCCCTGATATTTGTCCGATTGTTGTCTGGATTATAAACGATCCCGTACATGCCCGCGTCTGCCTATCAACTGCAAGCGTTAGATTCTGAACCTTGACGACTCGTGGATCTTTTCGCAATACGCGGAGCATCGCTATTTTAATCCGGTCAGTGTCACCTTCCTCTAAAAGATTCAGCCAGTTAAGACCGAGCGTCGTATCTTTCCACCAACTTCCCAACCATAACCGCAATTCGTTTTTAATTATCTGCGCCATTGCTTCAAGGTCAGTCAATAAATCAGTCGCGCCAGTCGTGATTGAAATATCGTTGTCAACTATCTTTATTGTTTTTAGTTTCATATTATCCCACTGCCGGGCTTGTGACAATCGGCCCAACTACGCTATGAACGTGCGACGTTCCTGAATGTGACCCGCCCATCCATTTAATATCGCCGTCGGTTTTTATTCCGGTCGAGTCAAACGTCGTTGTAATTCCGCCCTTTGAAAATTTCATTTTTATACTATCCTTGCCAAAAACCATAAATGAGTTGCCTGTTTTCTCTCCGATTAGAAGTCCATCTTCGGAAGAAAATTCAGACGGCGGAGTGAAATTATTTTCAGCGATTCCGCCGGATACAACGGCATTATTAAGATTGAAAATTCCTTCACTCTCTAAACTCTTGACATTATAAAGCGCGTCCGATATGTCATGAGTCGAAAACGTCACCCAGACTTTATCGCCGTTTTGATAATCCGGCCTGATATAATATCCGCCCGCGCTGACATATTGAACGGGAATATCTGACAAAATCGGATAGTTTACGGCAATTCCTTTTTCATTTTCGGATTGAAGATAAAATTCAACATCTGCCCTCATTCTGGATTTATCAAATCTGACTATTTTAGCCGGAAGCCCCAACTGAATCCGCTGTGCAAACTCATGAAAAAAATCTTGTAAAAATACCGCAAAATTCATACTGCCACAGCCTCGAAATCACATTCCGAATTTTGAAATGTTGAAAATTTCTTCGACCCGGCAACGATGGAATATAATCCGTTAATCGTTTTAGATTCTATTTTCACAAGCGACCCGCCGCCGAGTTTATATAAAAAAAGCGTCTGGAATTTTACACCTATGGATGTTTTTTCCGGTCGATTTAAAAGGCCACTTCCTGAATTTAAAAAAACGGCCATCTTCGTTCCCGCTGGAGTTTTCGGTTGGATCGTCACCACTCCCGCGCCAAAATACAATGTTGAATCCGTATCCCTGCAAATCTGTTGCAATGCCCAGGATAAAGTCCCAGCTGTAAATGGTGTTTTATATGTCTTTTCTTTCCCGACCTTGACACTTCCCGGAGCGATTCCGACCTCTCCGAGCATCGCATAAATAATAGCAGTCGCCGTCATCTTGACATAGGTTTTATTTATAATTGCGCCTGTCCATTTCGCGGTCTGTTCTGATATTTTCATTTCGAGAATCACGTTTGACCCCTGACGTTTTACCTCGGTAGCATATATCTGGCCGAGGATGCAAACTCCATGTTCATCTTCATATCCCGCGTCGATGATTATCTGCGGCATTCTCATAACACCGCCGACATTTTTGGGAGTCGCCGCCGCGATAGTGTCAGGATTCGGATTGTATAATTGCGCCGTCGTTGCATTTGCAACGCCCCCGGCTATTTTCTGCTCGAAGCCGAGAGAAAACGGCGGGGATTTAAAAACACGCCCCGGCGAATCACCAATTGTCATAGTGCAAACTTTATTAAACAGTTCGGCCATTGTAGTATAATTGAACCGTATCCCCTAAATTTGCCGCGTTCACCACCGAATCGTCAATCTGCAATTCTGTAAAAAGATCGTCCAGATTAACAGGAACGAAAATATAAAATAAATCCAGGTCTTTTACAACCGCGTTTATTATATTCGCGCCATACGTCAACCTTGACGAATAAAGAATATTTTCGTCCGCGTCTTTTATGACGACTGAAACTGTATCGGAATAAGCGTTATACGAAAAATCAAAAATATAAATGACGTTATTCAACGCCAGATATTTAGAAACCGGACACTCTGCGCTTGTTATCGGGATATAGTCAAATTGATAATCAGCCATTATTTACCCGCCGGTATTAAACTTCCTGTCTGCTTCCATTTCGATTGATTGACTTCTCCGGCCTTTGTTTTGCTTTTCGGATTTGCCGGTTTAGCCGTCTTGACCTTGACATTAACCTCGTCTGAATCCGCGATATTAACCTGCGATAAAACGAGATTAAATCCCGCGCCCGTCCCGAGGTCGAGCGAACGCCTGCGGGTGAGCGACTGAATAACAACATCTTCTATATCCTCATCAATGGCGTAATAGGTTAATACCTTTTTCAATGCAAGCCAGTTATCCAGTATTTCTATTCTGTCTTTAATCGTCGCTGTGAATTTATTAATAACCGACATCGGATCAAGAAGATCGATGGTATTATCAGATAAAACAATATTGACCGCGAATGTGCGCGGCTTGCTTATGACATGATCCTCAACATCGCTCCCGTCTTCAATAGCGTGTTGCGTGACATCGTTCGCATCTGTGACCGATTCATCCGTCACGACGTTGAAAAGTACATCGTCAATATCATCGCTCAAATACGCATGAGCGCGGCCTCCGAATAATGTTTTGGTCAGTCCGGTTAAACTCATGATAACGACATCCCCAACTGGGCGCGTAAATCCATACGCCCGATTTTATCAAGCGCCGACATGACAGCAGATTCAACCTCTGCCGCCGCTTCCCTTCCGCCATTGACGTTGAACGTCATTGACCCGACAATCGACGCTATGTTAATCGATCCGCCTATCTGATTATTTGGAGTTATAGAACCGGAAGATGACGGTCTGAATATCTCTGGCCCTTTTTCGCCTACCAGGTACGGCTCGCCCGCTGTGACATCGCCGCCGCCCGCCTTCCCTGGAAGATTGACCCCGACATTTTCCTTGATTGTTTTCCATACTTCGGATGCAGCACCCTGGATATCTGGAATGCTTTGTCTTATTTGCGCCGGAATTGACAGGATTGAATCTATAATTTTCCCCGGAAGAGATGCGAACAAATCAACGACACTGGACATTAAATCGTAAACGGCACTTTTCATGCTGACAAATAACTCCCTCCAAAATCCGCCGAAAGATGAAAGGAATCCTTTTATTTTTGCGATGTTATCCCCGGTCACCGATCCCCATCCGCGCGTAAATGCCATCACATCCTCAATCGCTATTAGTAGTGCATCATATAGTTTAATAATGCCTTTCAATGGATTCAATAACGTGGACACCCCCTCAAACCAATCTGAAAAAAACTGAATAACCGCAACATCCTTAAATTCTTTTTGAAAAGCTTGGATGTGTCCGCGTATTCTGTCGATAGTATCAAATATTGAACCGTATTCTTTGAACAATGCCCCGCCGAAAGCCTCTTTTGTTTCTTCCCATGCAACTTTTAATTTCTGCAATCGTGCCGCGTTTGTATTTAAAACTTCGTTGTAATCCGCAGCGAGTTTATTCTGTTCCTTCGATAAAATATTCGATATCCATAATTCGCGTTGTCGTTTTCCTTCCTCTCCGGATATCTGAGATAATTTCTTAAACTCGGCCATATGTTTATTTAAAATCGGGATTGATTTCAACGCTTTAGGCGCGCCAAATTCTGCGGCCATTGTTAATTTTTGCATCATGGTTGTAGTGTCTTTCCCGGTTATGGCGGCGAGCTTTTGAACATTCGACAAATTATCCCGTACAAATTCCATCGACGCGCCAAATTCTTGAGATGCATTTGCGGCGGCAAGCATTGAAGATTCATCCACCATACCCTTCGATGCTTCGACGGCTTCTTCGACTGATTTTTTTAATTCGGGATACGATTCATCGGACAGGTGTTTTAATCTCAAATCCTGTGACTCAAGATTTGCGGCAAGTTTTAAAGATTCAATCGTAATGTCTTTTATTTTTTCAAGGCCGAATCCGACCCCGGCGAGCGCAACCAGTTCATGCGCGGCCTCTCGTGCGCCGTCCATCGACTGTTTAACGCGGTTGATTTCTTTCGACGCTTCATCCCTGAATTTAATAGAAGCGTATAGTTCGCGGAGGTTGGTTTCCATTTATAAATCCTTGCCCTTCATGTCGAGCGCGGCGCACGCTTCGCGCAATTCTTGAGGGTGCATCCCCCTAGCCTCGGTGTACGTCAACAGACCATGTAAAACCGGTTTCCAGAAAACCGCGCTATCTAAAACGCGGTGTTTAAAAATATCTTCATTCCGCAGATCGAGCGGATTTAAGTCCTCCAGGCTGTTTACCGTTCTCACTTTCCGGAAAGATGTATCCATTGGCCACGTCCCCTCTAAAAAACCGGGGAGCCAAAAGGCCCCACGCCTCCATTTCCAGCATTGAATCCCGAGTACCCGTAAAAGAATCCAGACTTAATTTTTCTCCCTCTTCCGGGAAACAGCAATGTTCAAAAAAATAATTAAGCAACGATTCAAGATCCATCTGGTCAAGTGCGGGTTTATACATGGTCTGCTTGAGTCTTAACCATTCGCGCCCGCCTGGATGCTGAAGCTTGTACTTTTTCCCAAAAAATACGATGTTGATTATAACCACGTCCACGGCCACCACCTCCGATTAGATATTTGACATTAACAGTTCGTCACAAGCGACGACCCATTCGACCTTTGACTCTTCAACTCCCCTCGTATGCTCCGGTTGTTTTGTGACCCATGCATTAGCGGCGGTTGCGATAAACGCCGAGTCAGACGAGTCTTTCATCAACACGGGAACCGGCGTTCCGCTGTTTTTAATAGCATCAAGGATTTTGTTTGACGGCGAAGTCGCTTTCAACGTGAACGTAATAAACCCGACCTTGTTGGGATTTTTCGTTCTTGCCATTTCGCCGTGCGCCCCGACATGGATCTTGTAAAGGTCTGCATCCATTGGAGATGCTTTGATAAAATCACCGTCAGAGAATCCAGATATTGTATAAGGCCCGAAATTCATTGTGACTTTTTCGGGATCGTATGTTCCTAAAAATACACCCATTTTTTATTCCTCCCTTTAAGCCGTTATCAGGCCAGTTATTGACAGCGTATGGATTCCGCCTGCCTCATAGTACACCCATTTAACGCCCGTCAACGCGCGGGATGCTCTGTCATTCGATGACAGGTCGGCGCGTTTGGGAACGGTAACCTGGAACATATACTTTTTGTCATCTGACAAGAGAAGGTCTTCATCAGATACGGCCCGCGCAACTATCCCCGCATCCCCGGCCCTTTTCAGGACTCCGCGTACCACGCTTTCAATCTGCGCAATTCCCGTATCGTCAAGACTGATTTTATCATTCTTTAACAGGAGTGCGAGCAGTTCAATTTCCATCTGGTTCTGTACCCAGTCGCGCCCGATAATCGTATCGATAAACGTCCCGCTGGTCGTTATGCCCTCATTTGTAAAACTCACTCCATCCTGTTCTTGAATGGTCTGTCCGTGATTCGTTCTTATTGTTGATAGGTCGGTTGATCCGAATTCTGCCGCGTTCTGACCCGTGAGGACTTTCCATTTCCAGTCAACACTCCCCGGCTGTTTCGGAAGGCATTTCCCGACCCATGCACATTCGGGATAGTCCTCCGGGGTTGTATGCAGTAAATACGCTTCGCGCGTCCCGTTCCTATCAGTCAGTACGGAAAGATCATCGCAACATCCGACGAACAGTTTATAATTCGATTCTGCCCAGTCCCCGACGGCCTGCAAGTCGGCAACGGTTCGAGAATCAATCATAACGCCATAGAAAGCGTCATCCGTTCCTCGAAGTTCCGCGAGTGCCTCAACGTATGTCCCAGACGACGGACATCTTAAAACCTTGACCGTTTCCGGCTGAACATCCTGGCTCATGAGGGCCGCCGCCATAAGATATTCAGGATCGGTTATTAAAAATCCGTCCGATATCATGTCGGTTAATATCGTCTGCGCGTTCGTGTAAATTTTTTCAGATTTCCCGACCGCGTTCATCCCTAGGATAAGCGGGTCAAAAGATTTTTCAGTCAGCGCAAGCGTGGCTAAACTGATCTGAATACTTATGTCGTTTATATACGCCATTTTTTCACCCCTGTAATAATTTTAAGCACCTTCGGGTGCCATATCTATAATATGCGTCTCTTCATTCTCGTCGTTCACCTCGGTAGTCATCGTAATTGAATCGACGGTTTCAATTTCTTCGGTCGTGCTGGTAGATGTATCAAATCTCAAATCGAATCCCCATCTTGTTTCCCAGTATAGATCATCATTTAAAACCGTCCTATCCTGTATCATAGGATTAACCAGGATCGGAACGAGATTGTTTTTCAAACATTCTTCTTTTCCCGCCGTGGACTTCATCCATCTTAAAATCAATTCCGCTATTGCATACGGACGTTCGGTTTTATTTTTATCAAGAAATGTCAGGCTGATTTTAATTTTAGTTTTTTCATATCGTTTGACATCTACGAGTTGGTCGTCATCTTCGTTTACAGTCGCGACTCTGATATTTTGATACGACGATTCGTTTGAATCCGACATTATCAGGTACGTTCCGTATGGATACGCCGGAGGCTCACCAGTCTGGTTAGCGCGTATCAATTTAAAATCAGGATAAACCGCACGGACAGCGGCTATTAGCAATCCGGATTCTGCAAAAAGATTTTTAATGTCAGTCAGTGGAACCATCATTCACCTGGATTTTTTTTGTCAGATAGGCATTGAATCCGCCCTCGAATGTCCTATCCGAAATGTCCTTGACTCTGAACCGGTCTCCATTTGCGCGTTCGATGATTGACCTTTCCGGGATAAGCGCGTCAATTTCCTTGTCGTAGAATTTAAAATCCTGTCCGTTATACGCGCCCTCGGGAAGATATTTCAACGACTCTGCTGTCATCTGAAAACCCGCCATTTTACGCGTTCCGCTGACGGGATAGGTTTCGACGTTTTCGCCGTCTATGTATTCCTGAGATATCTCATAATAATTATGATCAATCATGAATCGGTCAATAGCGCGGGCGGCGTTCAATATGCTCATGTTATCACCTTGAAAATAACACTCTGCCCGAGCCGTCCAGAATCAACAAGCGGCTTGTTTGACCCCTTCGCCGCCACGGTATATGGATGGTTGGCCGGAGATATGCCCGACCTTATACTTGCCTGAACAGCCGCAACAAACGACGAACCGATTGCATACGGGATTGACATAAAATCCCCTGTTTTATTATATGCTTCGACGCCCTTTGCAATTGCGGCCTTGCCGTTATTTTCATCGTCCATCGCATTACGGAAAAACGGACGTTCTGGAATAGTTATTGCCTTGCTTCCATTTCCTGCACCCTTCTTTACTGATATTCCCGCTTCTTTCATTTTAGCGAATAGATATGCGAGTGCTTTTTTTCTTTTTTCGCTGTCCACAGAAATGAAGGCTCCGAATTCATTAACCGCCGCAACCATAACCATGTGCGCGTCTTTATCGCCAAAAAAACCGATTCTTATCTCGGTATTTTTTAGCTTTGCAATCTCATTCAATATTTTTTGTGAATAATCGATATCTCGTACAATCATGATATCCTTTCATCCGGGCCGAAATAATTTGAAAGCAACTGATAATAAGCGCGCTCCCATTTATCGGCATATCCGCCGGGTGTTTGTGCCGCGTTTGCGTATCCCACGCCCACGTCCGCGACTCTTTCCGATGTGATTTCCCCGCGAATAATATTGTTTACCGCGAGCAGGTGCGCGGCCATGTAGCGGTGCAATGCCCCATATCCCGCGTCCGACTCGTCAACATCTTGTATTCTGAGTGCGGCATCATCAAGATAAAGCGCAATAGTGCCGGAGCTAACTGTCGTCAACTCCGGCAACATTGCAATCATATCATCAGTGGTGGCCGCTGACATGATTTCTATCCGTTAAATCCCTTTACCGACATAGCAACCGGCGGGATGCCTGAACAATACGCCGCCGTATCCTTCGATGACCGCCTGCTCCATCGTATTCAGTATGTCATAAACCGGGTTGCCCAGGGTTATATCATACGTCAGCGCGAGTTCGACGACTTCCGGGTCATTATCAAGAACCATGAAGTAATTGACGGTGTCGCCATTATTTCCGGCCCTCATGGCGCGGGTCGTTATGATAGTATCGAAGTACATCCCTTCTGACTGCAACCATGCAAGGGTAGTCTGCAAAGCATATGCAGAATATGGCTTCCTGAGAAGATTAAAACTTGCAGGGTCAAGCACTAGTGCGCGTGCCTTAAAAAGGCCGTCTCCCTCTACGGTTGACATTGCAGTATGAAGGTCAGTCAAAATTTCAGCCGTGGTCTTGTTTGCCCATAGCCTTTTCTCTGCGTCGCCTGTTCCTGCCGCTCCTGTCGCGACGTTTTCTTTGGTTCCGAGGTCAGTCCCGTAAAAGCTGGAATCAAGCAAACCTTTAATGCTGTAATTCGTACCGCCGCTTGACAGGCCAGTTGCGCCGAGGAACGTGGCGATGTTTTCCCTTTCGAGAATAAAACGCCTTGCGGAAGATACGCGGAGCGTGTCAATCTGCGTCCCCGGGCCTTTGCCAAGTGCCTGTTTTGCAAGCATGGCTTTTCTTTCGGCTTCGGTATATCTGATACCGGTTGCGATATCATATACCAGGTTTGTTACCCTGCCGCCCTTCTCTCCGACGAATGGAACGTCCTTCGCGGATGCGCCACCGGCGAGAATCCTTGCGGAGCCTTCGCGCTGATAGTAATCGAATCCGATTTCCCTTGCGAAGTCGTCGTAATTCCTGTTTATATTCAGGAGCCTACGAGCGGGCATCTCTTCTTCGCGAGGAGTATATAGGACGTTTTCAATCTGTTTAAAATCGTCCGCTGTGAAAAGATTTTTATCAAATATAGGCATCGTCTTTTATCCCCCTTCCTATGAATCCGCAGTAACGACGTAAATGCCGCCGAGATACAGTTCGTTTACGCCAGAGGCGGACGCTGTCCCCAGCCATTTTGCGCCAGTTATTACCGCAGTTTTTCCCGAATCTGAAGTCTTGCCGAACATGCCGGCGAGTTTAATCCCGTTGTCGGTATGTCTAATCCTGACCGCATCACCAGGCCCGAGAGCCTCTTCGACTACGACCATAACTGAACCCCTGTCACATACGCCCAGAGCCGCCCCGACTTCATAAGCCTTCGTTTCAGAATCCGATTCATGCGTGTCAACCGCGTTGACAGCAACGCCGACAAATTCGCCGGTATCGCTTGCGAATATCTTTGCAAGTATCGGATCGGATGAATCCCTCATAAGTCCATATCCGAACGGAATAACAACGCTGTCACCGTTCGCCATTGTACGGATCATATCTGCGGGATCGTGTGAAGGCATTTTCCCGGCACCGAGTGCCTTTGATACATAGAGATCTTCTTTAGGTATTGCCATTTTACTTTTTCTCCCTGTCTAATTTTTCTCTTTCATACTGAAACGGATTGCTCATATACCTTTTTTTCTCGGCAAGCACAGTCTCGTCGACCTTTACCTCGTCGGCAAATATCCGCTTCGCGCTTGTATAATCAACGCGGTTAGTTTTAATTTTAGCGATCTCCACCGCCGCGTCATATCTTGCCCTGATCATCGCCTCATCAAGTTCGTCAACTTTGATTTCCGGTTTAAATGGGAAATACTTTCCGATGACGATCATCCTGATTTCCTTGCTTGAAAGTCCGTCACATTTTACGCCGAGCGCATCCGCTGACTGCATGAGATCGACCTTTTCTGCGGCGGCCTGATCGACTGCCTCCGGTATCGCCTCCACCTCAGTTTTGTACTTTTCTTCGAGGGCGGCAAGTTTTGCGTTCGCGGCTTCAAGCTGACCCGTCAACGCTTCAATCTCTTTCGTGAGCGCATCTTTTTCTTTAACGCCTTTCGGGTCGGGAGTCGACGGATTTATGCTGTCAAGCCTCGCTTTCATATCGTCGATTACTCCCTCATCTGCCTTGATTTTCTCGGCGTCCGCGGTGATTTTTTCGCCCCTGGCCTTAATCTCATCAAGCGCCTTGACGTACTCTTCGAATAATTCCTTTGAGTCAAAAACAAGTTCTTTTTTCCCGTCAATCGTCTTGGCGGTCAATTTGGTTTCGTCAACCTTTACTTCCATATCTACCTCTTTGTGATCGATGTGTATTTTGGTTTCACCCGCCCTGCCATGCTCGACACAAGCAAGGTGATTTATTCGTATATTTTTCTGAACAGCATCATATTCAACGCCGTTATAAGTTCCCGTTTCCGGCATGAGCGTGTCCGTAAATCCGACTGACACCTCAACCTTCTTTTTGGATAATACTTCTTGAATAAGCGGAATGTCATAAATAGTCACAAGCCCCACGCCGACGGGACGCCCAGCCTCATCGAATTCTATATGAGGTTCCGACAAATTCCCTTTTGAAAATTCTTGATAGTTTTCCGGGGTGACCTCGACGAATTTTCCGTCATTGTTTTTCGGATGACCGTCAGTTATCGGAACGCCCTTTGCCGACTGGATGGTTTCGTTTGACAGGATATCCGCAGGGAGTTTTGCTTCGAGTTGTAATCCGTTAGGCTTTACATATGGGAAAACCCCCGGCACGGCGAACGTGACGCGGGCTTTCAAAAAGCCTTCCGGGGTGATTTCAATATTTCTTAATTCAGAAAAGTCACATTTTAACATGTGACATAATATATAGGCGGATGTTTTATTTTGTCAATAGTTGGGGCAAATTAGACACACGAAAAAGTGTCTAATCGATCAAATCGGGATGTTTTTCTTTCAACCAGTCCCGAAATGACCCGTTAAATCGTTTTTCGGCGTGCGCCGCATCCCATTTGTACTGATTATATTCAGGATCGACGAACGCGGATATATCCTCGTAATGTTCGCGATATTCCGTTAAAAATCCAAGTCGCTTCCCATGTTCAAGAAGTTTTTCAGCAAAAAACCATTCCCAATAACCATAAAACGGATTCGGCTCGTTGAACCCGCCAATCTTCCGCACGAAATCCAGGTCGTACACGGCGACGGAATATACCTCCAGGGTCGTCGGCGTTAAAATCAAGGTGTTTCCCGCAACGATTACTTTCCCCGCGTCATATATCTTTTTTTGTCCGAAATATTTCTCATCAATATGGCGGCCCCACATACAAATCACCGGAGCGATGTTTCGCGCCTGATCCATAGTTTCGGCAAGTGCAACGTCAAATCCGGTTGAAAGTCGCTCAACCAGCGCGTCCTGCTCGAATATTATCAATGCCGTTCCCGGCTCTTGAACCGCTGGACATAATTCAATAAACTGGTTTAATCCCTGATGTACGCCGACATGTTCCTCGTCACAAAAAAATACTCTACATCCGTATTTCTCGGCGACTTTGACCGTGTTCTCATCATTGGTTTTCTGATTTATCGGATATCCCTTTACCAAAATCCAGTGTTCATAATCCCCGCGCCTGCGGGCATAGAAATTACCGAGACATTTATCCAGTAATTCAGCTCTGCAAAATGCCTGAGTCGCAACTATCGTTTTCATCAGCCACCACCTTTTTGAATAAAAATAAAATTGAATGATAAATCCTTATTGATTTCAGCATGTCCCGCGCCATGAGTATCTCGTCGACTAAATGATGAATCATAACGGAAAATGACTCATTTCCCGCTGTCCAGTATTCTTGATATTGAGTTGTCAAATCTTCTATGACATAACAGATTTTAGTCCTGTTAAAAAGCAGATCGAAGGACCTTCGGATTGCCAGGCTCGTATGTGATCCATCGTCAATAACGATATCAGGTTCGCCATATTTTAAAACAAGGCCGTCGATAAATTCTTTATCTGTCGCGTCCCCGATTTCAACTTTTATTCTGTCATGCCCGAAATAACATTTTTCATTTACGTCAATCCCGATAATCAAGGCATTCGGGAAATACTCGCTGAATCCGTGAAGGCTCCCGCCCTGAAATACGCCGATTTCAAACACAAGCTTTACATCAAATCGAATCGCCAAAAATGAATCTTCATATGCATCTTGATATCCCCACGCTGTTACTTTGTCGGTTTCATACTTCCTGAAAATATATTCAAACAGGTTCATAAATAAACCAGCCATGTGTTTTCTTTTTCGGATAATTCAACGTCGCTACCAAAAAATTCATCGACTGCTTGTCTGACTCCGGGATGTGAATAATAATCGTGTCCCGCCATTATGCCGCCCTTTTTTATTTTCGGAAACCAGGCCGTCGCATCTTCGATAACATCTTCTTTTTCGTGTCCGGCGTCGATAAAAATAAAATCTATAGACCTATCTGGATATAGTCTGGCCGCGTCAATCGACCTGCCCTTGATATGATTTATAATCCCCTTAAACGATTCGGTATTTTTCAGAAATGACCGATAAACAGAATCCCAGTCAGTCAATAATTCAAATACGGTTTCCCAGTATGCGCTCGACTTGGAAATCGGGAATAATTCCGGATATCGCCAGGGGTTCCACGCATCGACGCAGTCAAGGCGAATATCCTTCCCTGACTCTTTTATCATTCGGCCCATACCCGCCGCAGACATGCCCGTCCATGAGCCAACTTCGACGAACCACGCCCCGGACGCGAACCGGTCAACCATTGACTGATATAGACTGGGATATGTGAACCAGTTGTTTTCAGGGTGAATCATAAGAGTCCTTTTAGTATCTCGACGCGCTGATCGTTGACATGAGATAACAGATAATTTTCTTTTATAAACTTAAAAGAATCGTCAAAATTCTTTTTACGCGTTCCATCCTCGGTTATCAAGTGCAACAATTTCTGATAGAAGTCCGGCATATCCGTATAGTTGGTTATTCCCGGTCGTCTATATTCCGGAAAATCAGGAGCGAGCATAACCGCCCCGGCCCATGTTCCCTCAACCCATGAGCAGTTTGACTTCGCCCTATTAAATTTATCATCCACAAGTGGGAAAACCTGGATTGAACAATTCATTTCGGGGAGCATCTTCATGTATTTAACCGTGGCCGTATCAAAAAATAAATCAGCGTTTTTCATTTCCGACCATATATCCCCCGCTGCCTCGCCTATAAATTTCCATCTCCATTCGGGAAAGTTTTTCTCTGCGGCAAGAATCGCTTGCTTTGCAATTTTCAAATTAAATCGATGGAAGATCGACCCGCGCCACATTATCCCCTTTGCTGTTGACCGCCTGTATGTCCAGTCGTAATTATAATCATTAAAAGCGTTCGGGATAATTATCGGGTCGCAGTATTCCTTGTATGCGTCTTTTATTGCCTCGGTTGATACGGTTACAACATCCGCCATGCTTAAATATTTCTGAATGACTTTTTGCACTTTAGGGTCGTTGAAATGATTTCCGGATGGATTAAATGGTTTAATTGGTACGCTGAAAAGATCATCGTCGAAATCGAGCCATAATTTCAACCCGTAATCTTTTATAAGATTGAAGCTCGGCTCGAAATGCAATTGCCCTGGACGCTCAAAAAATACTACGTCCGTATCTGCTATGTCGTTCCAGTCGCGCAGATTTAGCGGCTCCACAAATAAACCGGGGATCTTGTGACTTAATTTTGACAATACTCCAAACGATCGATACCATGAACACGCGCCGAATGACGCCTCTGACATGACCTTGATTTTAATTCTGTTCGGAAGGGATTTCTTCACTTTCGCTCTCCTCTGATATTTCTTGACCGCAATGCGGACAGGTGTTCAAAATTTGCACGGCCACGCTTATGTCGTTTTTAATTTTAGAAATATTGCGATATACAAAATAACCATCTCTCGTGTATAACTGGACGGTTATCTGCTTGCATTTATTCAAGATCGAGGCTTTAGATAAATGATACTTACGTTCAAGCTCCCTAATTTTCATCCCGGAGCAATAGTCAAGATACATCTCAACAAGTCCGCTCATTCGTCCTCGGCCTTGTCGAAGGTTCCCTCGGCATTGCATCTGCAATTATGACTTGACAATAGATTTGTATAATATATACCATCGGATGTCTCAAAATTATAAACGAGGCCATCATAATGAATCCTATCGACAGAAGTCACCCGCGCAACTTCAAATTTATCGATGAGAAATCTCTTGTTAAGGATTATATTTCCGGCATGAGCGAGTTTGAATGTTCTCGGAAATATAAAATATCCCGCCCGTCTATCCGTAAAAGACTCATATCTCATGGCGTCATTCCCCGCAACGGATCGCAAGCCAGCTGTATCCGATTTTCCAAAATGTCCACGGATGAAATAAAAAAAATTACCGAGGCCGCGCGACGCGCTTGCACCGGAAGAAAACATACGATTAAAGAAATCAGGAAAAGAGCCATAAGTCGTTTTAATAATCCACGGCCACATCTTATTGGTCATGGAGAGAACGAATTTAAAAACGCCCTTGAAAAACTTGAAATTGAATTTATCCATCAGGCCCCCGTCAATGGTTATAACATCGACTTCCTGATCGGAGCCGTCGCCGTGGAATTGAGATGTGAAACCACAAACCCTTTTTACCGGAAAGCGCAACTTAAAAAAATCAAATACCTCCTCGGCCATTCCTATTCCGTAATGTACATCCTCTTTGCAGATGTTGACAGCCTTATCGGAAATCTTAATAAGATAATCTCCGAAATTAATGTCCTTCGCGGCTTTCCATCCGGAAGTCGTCAGTATAGGATGGTTCGGTGTCACGTCCAAAATTATTCCCGTAGCCGTAACAATATGGGTCAATTCACCTTTAAAAAAATGCCGGTAACATCTTTTTACATCAGAGTCGAATAAAATTTGCGTTTTGGGTGTCACGCAATTATAATCCTGTCCGGGATGCTTTCCGCCCGGCTTGCTAATCTGTCCCGTATATGCGGCCCCACGTTCCCATGAGAAAACACGGTTGTTTAAAATAACATGGCTTGTTTGATCTGATTTCTTCATACCTCGAACACGACTATCCCCGACGGTATGCCAGATATAGTTGGGAAACCCGGCCTTTTTATGCATCGTTTCCGTAAATGAGGCGTAAGCATCCCCGACCTGATCACGCGCCCAGAACGCGGCCTTTTCCATACTGCCCGCAGTAAACCCCGACATGGTTTCCGTCAATTCTGCCATTGACCCGCCGTTAATAAACGTATCCTGCGCGGCCTGCGCCACTCCATCGATATATTCCTTGCCGAGTGCATCGACGAGTTCAATATTTTTCTGAACATAGTCAGCGGAAAATGCTTCGACCAGTGGGTCGTCCATTGCGTACTTTACTGCGAGTTCGGCAAAGTCACGGGTTGACGGCATGTCTTTTAATTTGTTCAGCATCCCGTAAACCTGATCTTGTGACCATTTAGCAATCTTCTTTGTAACCTGTTCAATCATATGCGACATATAAATTGATTTCAAATACCCTGTTGCATCGTCAATTATTTCTTTTATGCCGTCGTTGAATGACGCGTCTACTTTTATGTTCGATTCGTAGGATGCTATTATCCGTGCCCTCATGCGTTTGTCCAGATCCTTAATAACGGAAAGATAAATCCCCTCCATCATTTTTTCAAGGTGGTGCGGATATGATTTCTTTTTTACTTTCATTCTGCCGGTTTCGTCTCCGGGATATTAAATTCCTTTCCTGTCCGAGGGTCAACTCCGGGAGCCTTTTCGATGACCGGGACATCCGGATTTTTAATCGCCGCCTGCTCCGGAGTTATCTCTGGTATCTCCCTGAAATCTTCCAAGTTATCCATACGCGGGTCAAGGGAGCGCGCTTCAATCTGATTACATTTCCCGCAGTCAATGTCTATCTGGTCTCGCTGTGAGTTTTTAAGATCTGAATCCGCCTGACTTACCGGGTCAAGTTTCCACAAGCTTTTAAATGTAAATTCAACGTCAAGAGATTCGACCTTCCCGCCAAGCGCCTTGTATATCTCGCCGCGCTGTTCATGTATGATTAAATCAATATTTTTCTTGATAACTGCCCGTACATCATTTTCCTGAAATTTTGCTATATTTGCGTAATAATTCAACGTGTCATATTCGCCCTGGGTAACGACTCCATGCGCCTTCCCGAGCAATGTATTTCTCGGCATCCTGGACACTCCGCCGAGGTTATCAAAAATAAATTCAAACACTTCGCCCATGCCCGTCGTCACACCATGAATAAGTTTTTGATAATCTTCATCATTGCCGATTGCAACGGCGGAAGCGGTGTTCATGTCATTTTTCAGTTTTAAAAGCAATTCGGTTATTTTGGATTTCTTCATCGATCGGATTATATCGCTTTTAAAAATCTTTGTCGCCATGTCCTGAACCATTGATGACACTGACCATAACGCGGAATCCTGGGCGGATATAGCATCAAAGATAACGTCGATTATGGATATGCCCATTAACAAGGTCGGATCGAAATTATTACACATCCATGACACGCGGCTTGAATCAACCGGTTTCCCCATCAACATGAAACTCGGTTTATTGAAATCAGCCTTTGTCGGGTCAGTCTGGTTTTCAATCCTGAAATGAAAATGGTCGGGGTTTTCAAGCACGTTTATAAAATCTATTTCCTGAACCGTTTCAAGCATAATTGGAGTTTTTAATATTTCATCCGTCACCGGCTTATCAGCGATAACGCCATAAAACAACATCGACCCTTTAGGAAACATCCGATAAAATTTTATCAGGTCCTTTATTTTGCGTTGTAATCCCAGGTCGTCCATACGGTTCAAAATTAAGCGATTTATTTTTAAATCTTCATCTCGGTTGGTTTCGACATCAATCCATTCTCGCGTCGCATCCTCGGCAGGCTGTTCAATGATATTCTGAATAAATCCATTTGACGAATATAATGTCCTGTACTGAACGCTTGACCGTATTCCGCGCTGTCCGGTTAGCCTGGTCGTAGAATCGTATTCACCGCCCCGGCCCGTTGTTTCGTCGTAAAGCATATCAACAACAAAATTTTTAAGCCTGCGCTGTATATATTGTTTTATCATTTCAATCCCCTCTGTTATGGTTGAATACCAAATCGGTCTTGCAATTCCCGACCGGATTTTAAATAAAATTTTTCAAGCGAATATCTCAAAGCGTCTATATAGTGATTATGCTTATCTTCAATCTTATTTGTCACGTCGCCTGTTAATGGGTGTATTTTGTAGCAATATAGCCTGAATTCGTCAATAGTTTTTCTGCATCTGGGGTGAATAACTATTTTATCAAACGAACGAATAAACGATATGCCGTCTTCAATAGACCCTGGCCCCTTGACGCTCGCACGCATGAGCGGGAATCCGCGCTTCTTAACATATGAGATAGTTTCCGGACGTGCGCTGTCTGCTATAATAGGATATTTATCCGACTCTTCAATCTCGGCGAATAATCCAGGGTATTCATTTATGTCAATCCCTACCCCGCCGATTTCATGATCTATAAACAAGCACCCTCCCTGGATATACGACCGCACAAGCGCGACTGGATCGTTGGCAAATCCCCAGTCAGCCCCAAAAAGAAAATCCGCATCCCTGGGAGTATCGAAATCATCAACTACCCATTTCCCGAAAAATATCTGAGCCTTACTATGCTTTACCGGATGCCCTTCCCAGACGTGAAAATATTTATCTGAATCGTGCGCCCGGTCATATTCCATTTCATTTTTAAGAACCGCGGGAAACCACGGGTTGTCATAATAATTTGAAATGATTTTTAATTGATCAATTCTGTCTGTTTTCTGACTATCGACATAAACCGGGTCATCATCATTAACAGGATTGTATGTATAAAATATCTGACTATTTTCTTTTCGGATTGTCGGTATTAAAACTTCCAGTGATCGACGGCTAACAGACTGCGCCTCTTCAATCCAGCAATAATCTATTCCCTCAATGCTCTTAATGTCTTGAATATTCCGCAGTAAACCCTTGAATATAAATTCTGTTCCGTTCCTGCCGATTATTGAATCATTTTTAATCTCATAAAATTTATCAAGGCCATGCTCGTAAATCCTATCAGATAATAACTTATGAACAGAATCCTTGATTGTATTCTGTATCTCCCTCGTGCATAGCATCCGACATCGTGCGGCAAGCCCCCTGTCAAGCAATGTATAAGCAACCGCCCAGGACTTAGCCGATCCGCGTCCACCCTCTAAATAAATTAACCGCTCCCGTGCATCGTAAAGCGGTTTTAATTTCGGCGGCAATTCGTATTCAAAATTTATGTCTATAATTTACTTCCGCACGATATTAACATTTATATTTTGATTTCCGGTCAACTCGGTTTCCGTTTTATCTTTCCATCCGTAATTTTTAAGCGCGAATATTGCCATAGCAGGCGGAGTATTCCCAGATAGTCCTGCATTTTCAACCCAGTTTTCGCATCTAGTTCGTGCCGTCTTTATAGTGCAAGAAAATTCACCTCGATCTTCGTAATCATACATTGATTGACGATTAACAAATCCCAAAAATAAAGCAAGTCCGGAAATAGTAGGCGGATTTAAAACTATAACAGGTTTACCGAATTTATCCAGGAAGGGGTCTCCCTTCGCGTCCTTTAAAAAATCAGGCTTGCATATCTCGAAATATTCATCAATGGCCGCTTGTAATTCATCTGCCGTCTGGTATTTAAGCGGTCGCCCTACTGGATTTGTCATTTAAAAAGCTCCATTATCAAATAATATACACATTCATAATTTTTGTCAAGTCTTAATCATCCTTTACGACATAATATATCCCGAAATCACCTTCGTCAACGACCTTGAAAAATCTTGACATGATATCTTTATTTACTATAAATCCGTCAAAACAGAAATAATTTGAATTATTGATCTTCATCTCCCCACGAAAAGGACAATGCTCATTATTACTTTTTCTGATTAAAGCCGTTCCTAATGGAATATTCCGAAGTCGTTTCAACATCGATTAACTCCCTGATTTTATTTTCATACTGAACCGCGTTTACTATTGCCTGCCGATTTTTTATCTTCACCGAAGGGGATTTAAGATCAATCATAAAGCCGCTTTAATCAATGCCGCAAATTCTGCTTGTCCGGCCTCGTTATAATGACATCCGTCATAAGTGTAAATATCATTCAGGACACCGTCGGTCAATTCCATCCCGACCAAATCGACAAATTGAACGCCCCTGGCCATACATAATGCGTTTAAATTATTATTCATTATTTGCCGGGTTTCATTATAGTATACATTCGGAACGATGTTTGTTATAATCAACCGAGTAAATGGGGACAATTCAGAAATCATAAAATCAAGACGCCCGATGAATCCAGAATAATTATACAATACCTCGTCATTTATGCCAATTGAAATAATCGTTATATCGGGATTCAATAACTTAATTTCAAATATTTCGGAGATCATCATTTCCGACGTCATCCCCCGCAATCCGATATTCCATTGATGATTATTGAAATATTTTTCGTTTTGAAACCATTCGATCCGACTATCCCCGACCCAGCAGATCGACGGCGACGGCCCCGCCTTTTCTCTAAATGCGATCCCGCATCCGCATAAAACGATAATAATAATTGTTAAGCATTTAATAAAATGTCGCATATTTGCTCAACCTCCATTTTTTTAAGGTCCCCGTAAAACGGGAGACAAAGGACCTGTTTCGATGTATCTTCCGAAACACTCAAATCCCCCCTGGGTGAATTCCTATAACAAGCAAGATCCGAACATAAGGGATAAAAATATTTACGTGAAAAAATGTCATGTTGCCGCAATCTGTTATAAATCGAATCCCTTGAAAATTTCCCATCATCATAACACTTTATTAAATAATATTGCATTCCCGCCGATCTTGCGAACGAAATCAAAAAATTATCAGAATTTTTCATAAAAAATTCATCATAAATAAAACTGATTTTTTTCCGATTGTTAATTTCTTCGTCAACATATCGCAATATGACAAGACCGAGGGCGGCCTGGATTTCCGACATTTTGCCGTTTATTCCCGCTGACACGATTTCCGTTTCGGATTTTATGCCGAAATTTTTGGAATAATAAAGTCGTTTATATAAATCGGGATCCTTGAATGTTAAAGCCCCCCCCTCGCCCGTATGAAACAATTTAGTCGGATGAAATGAAAACATTGAAACATCCCCGACGTTTCCGATCCCCTTCCGATCGAACGCATGGGCCGCGTCATATATAACCTTCAATCCGTATTCCCTGGCGATTTTGTCAATTTCAATATGATCACAAGTATTTCCGAAAACATGAACCCCGATTATTCCGGTCGTTTTTGATGTAATCAATTCCGGAATTTTCAGCGGGTCAATTGTCATATTCGATTCTTTAATATCACAAAAAACAGGGGTTATGCCATTCCATTCAAGGGCGTGAATCGTCGCCGGGAACGTAAACGGCGAGACGATAACCTCACCCGAAAGTCGCAACGCCTGAATCGCTGAAATCAGGGCCGTCGTCCCGTTATTGAATAACGATACATATTCAACCCCGAGACGATCTTTTAATTTTTCCTCAAGTTCAAAATGTTTCGGACCGAAATTTGAAATCCGACCCGATTCCCAGGATGGGGACAGTTCCGCCATAATTTCCTCAAGCGGCGGCAGTATCGGCCGTGTTAATTGAATGGTCATTGTATTTTTTCCCCGTCTTTCGGTTCAGAAAAACCCCGAAAAAAATCAAGATTCGGATAGTAAAATCCCGCCGGAAATTCCGCATCTTTAACGGTGACGATCCGGCCATTTACTGAAATTCGATTGTCAATCAACCAGACAAAAACTTGAAGCATAGCCGACATCTGAGAATTTAAAATCTGATCGTCCGTCATTCCCCGAATCGGGGCAACGCCCTGCAAAATGATCGGCCCCGTGTCCATTCCGGCATCTATAAAATGAGCAGTTATTCCGGATAAAACCGCACCGTCCTGCCTTGCCCTTGTAATCGCAAGCGGTCCGGCATATGCGGGCAATAATCCTGGATGAAAATTTATCATTCTGTTTTCATATTCTGTTAATAATTTGCCCTCAAGGATCCGCCCGCCGTTTACAATCCAGTAATCGATTTTTTCTTCATGCGATATTTTCAGGATTTCATCGGATAAATATTTATTTTTCAATTCCTTCGGTATATCGGTATAATCAATCAAGACGGTATTCGGGATATGCTTTTCAAGTTCCGAACATACCTCTGTATTTTTACCGTCGTAAACTATCGCTTTTATTCCGTTTAAAATTTTTGGAAAGACCGGGAAAACGGTCCAGGATGAATTCTCAATATTTGATAAAAGCGATCGAATTCTTGTCGCGTTCCCCGATGTATATATTCCGAAATTCATTCGACCTCTACTCTAATGTATTTATCAGAATCATTCATAAAATCAAGCATTTTTTCCATAGTCGGGAAATTCGCGACGAATGCACCAATCGTATTATCGGAACCGGTGAAGCGTTCAATATGGTCGCCAAATTTTTTCATAAATACAAGATTATTTATTTTTGAAATAATAGGCGGCAAGGACATCCATGTATTTTTATATTTTCCGCTTTTATACCCGTGAATTATAAATGTTGAAAAATATCCGCCCCACTTAACGTGTTCCGGTAAATTCGGCAAAATCTGATATACATCTTTATAATTGCCAAATGCGGCCTCAACTGTCGCGGCTATTAAATCAATTCCTGTAATATATTTAATCGCATTAGAAATAAGATTTCCACCATTTCGCGGCCCGATTTCCATGAGAATAACATTATCTTTTTTATCGATGCGAACATCAAAATTAAACGCACCATGTTTAATGCCGAGCAAAACAAAAAGCCGCTGAATTTCGTTATGTACTTTTTTTTGGATTTTCTCACTATGTAAACAGGGATATGACTCTCCTATCGGCACGAGTGACCCTTCGTCAAAATGTTCATTCATAAAACATCGAAAAACCAGTTTCCCGTCAATTACGAATCCGTCCCCGGCTATCTGCGGGCCCTTTTTCTCGACATATTCCTCGATGATAAATTTTCCGTTTCGGGAATATTTTTCAGCAAAAACAAGCGCGTCAAAAATATCCTTTTCATTTTTTACAACCGTTACGCCCCGGCTCCCGGATGAATCGGAAGGCTTGACGACAACCGGAAAAATAAAATCTTTAGATTTAACATCATTGATAAACACATAATTATAGTCTATTTTTTCAATTTCAGCATGGCGCGGCGTATGAAAATTATTATCTCTCAAAAACGACCGAAATTTATTTTTATCCGAAAGGATCTCGACCGCCGAAACGGGATTCGTCGGCAGTCCGTATTTTTCGCATAGTATCGCCGCTGGAAGGGCCGCCGGGTCGGACGCATAGCAAACAATGGCGTCCGGCTTTTCTTTATCGCATACCTTGATTAACGCTTTTACATCCGTCGTGCTGACTTTATAAAATACATCTGCAATTTTTTCACCTGGGCAATGCCCCCAGTCACACAGAATCGTTTTATATTTTCCCTTTGCGTACATAATCGGGAATACCTGAAAAGCAGACCCGCCGAGAAATAATACTTTTTTCTTTTTCATGGCCACCACCTATAAATCAAATATATGATACCAGAGTAACAACTCCCACAAAAAACGAAACGATAATTATCCCCGCAATCGCCGCGAATAAAACAACCTTCCAGTCGCTTATAGTCACAAGTCGCCCGCCGCGTGTCAATCTCAATTCGCCTTCTTTAATCATTCCCCGCCCTCCTTTGTCGTATAAGAGTTGTTAGGCGCAATATTTTTGGCGCATATTCTGTGTAACATATCTATGAACCTTTAATGCCGCTTGTTTTGTCCTGTGCCATATTTGGACTGAATTTTGCCGAGCGTCATCGCTAAAAATCCACGTCTCAAACCCATTTCCGTGATCGCCGGGGAACATAGCCGTTGACACTCGTATCTTGTCCGTAATAATATCGCTTGCTAAATTTTCGCCTTTGGAATAATCATACATAAGAACCTCCTACTGTGATCGCCAAAAATACTACGCCTAACAGCGGGTAAGCGAAAGCCGGAAATATACTTTATTTTGTTTCATTTAATCCACTCCCCGCCCTCCTTGATCAGCCAACATTTTTTCGTTGTGCTAAAACAATCAGAATATTCATTTTTACATTCATGGTTACATTCACATTTATACCCCGGTACGCAATCCAATGAAGCCATACCACAGGGAAATAGGTTGTCTTTAGAGCAACCACACTCATCTCCGCATAATCCGTCATAACCATTATCATCGAGATATTTTTTAATAATTTCACCGACTGTCATTCCCAGCCCTCCTTGCAAAAATTGTTGAGCGAAATAGAATGGCAATCCATCTGTGATTTTAAGGGCATCGGGGCCCACCAGGATTCTGTCATCGTCACATGGTTTCCGCCTGGCCGTGTTTCCCGTAGATGGTCGGGCATTTTGACATACGCTTTCTCTTTCATTGCCATTCTATATCACTTAACTTCCTTAAATGATTTCATCGGCCCCGGTAAAACATATCCCTGCGCCGTCGTCCTGTGCGGCTTTATCATCAAGCATTTTTTTGTACTCTTCAACTGTTCCCCATTCACTTTCTGTTACATAATAATCACAATCTGGACAATAGGCATCATAAACGTCAAAGGGGTACGCTTGACGACTTATAATCCTTCCGGATAAAATTGTTCCGCATTGAGGACAATAAATTCTTTGATATTTTACATTACTACTCATGGCGTACTCATTATTTCCATCCAGTCGCGCATTTCCTGCATATCCTTAAATCCCAAAAGCTCCCGACCGCGGCCGATTGAAATCGGCGGATCAGTCCGGCATAGACAATAAAACACCAACCACTCAAGACAATTTCGATCCCGCCCATTCTTGGGATCGCAGAAAATATCATTCGGGATATCATTCTTCATAAATTTCCTATAATCTCTCGACAAACACATGAAGGCATCACTGCCAGATATTCCGAGACAACAATTCATTTCCATAGATGGATTATAATAATAACAATCAAATCTTTCACAGATCATGTTAATTTTGCCTCCTCGACTGCCTTAAGATATTTTTTCCTCAATGTCGAAATCCACTCATGCCCCATTGAAACATTTTTTGTACTTTCTAAAAACATTTCCTCTGCCTCTGCGCTAATATTAATCCTGATATACTCATTTCATTCCCCGCCTTCCTTGAATGCAATCTTTTTCAATTCTTCTATCCTATCTTTATATGCCTTAATTTTTTGCTCTGTTTTATATATTTGCTTGTCAATTAAATCCTGCTCAAACCTTATTGCATCTTCGATTTGCTCTATATCATGCAATGCCATTTCCGAGCTTATGCAATGTTGATTCCCGCAATCTGAACAATATCCGCTCATTCCCCACCCTCCTAACTCGTTATTATTAAATACTCAATATTATCTTTGCCATGATTTAATGCGTCATATTTATTTTTAAGCACTAATTTAATTTCAGGGTTCATTAAAATTCCATTCGGTGCTTGTATCTGGATATGCTTTTTTCTTATACCTTTATTATAGCTTTGTAATTTTTTAATAAATTCATTTACCGTCATATGCCCTCCTTGAAACTTTTCATCGGCCCCGGTAAAACATATCCCTGCGCCGTCGCCATTGCCCTGAAAATAAACTCACTCCAAATAAATTCAATCGGGATTCTACCGTGAGACACATGACAGTCAACGCAAACATAAAGGATATTAAACGGCTCGTCCAGTATTTTCCCGTAGTGTTTTCTATGCCGTCGGTACTGCGGGAATTTATGATGCCGTTGTGTTGCCTCGGCGTGATTGCAAACTTGACAGATCATTTTGTCCCCGCCCTCACCCTGCCGTGTTTTATTAGCAAGTCTTCTAATTCATAATTATCGACAAACACCCTCATGCATTTTTCACATAGATGTTTTTTCCCGATCGTTGAATATCTCTCATGCCATGCGTTTTTTTTACAGATACAACACTCTTTATATTTCGGGTTGTCTTTCATTACGTCAGCCTCGATTTCAATTTATCAATCATCTTTTCCATGTACCAGACGTAAAAATTTTCAAACACTTCATGCCCGCCATTATCCTGTTCCCATATTCTGAACAATACAGCCCTCATGCGTTCACTCGGCGATTTTTTAGAATCCGATTTTATAGCCGGAAGATCAAGATCATCGGTTTCAATCTGCCGAACGGCGAATAGTAGCCACCCGATTTTATTCCTCCATTCAAATATCCTTTTCAGGGATTCCGCCGAAATATTTTCTTGCGTATCGAATGAAATCCTGATCATATTCGACATCGTTTTAATCTGTGACACTCCCGCCGGAACCTGGAAAACTTTTTCATCCATTATTTCACCCCCAGAAATAAAACATCCTCCAGACATCGCACCAAAACATATTCCCCGCCATGCTGTAAAATTTCAGATTCAAATTTTATTTGATATTCGGATTGCTTTCCCGCAGGAACCTTCACCTCGATAAATACATGACGGCCGCCCTTGACCGCGAGTAAATCAGATAATCCCCGGTGACTTCCCAACCCCTGTTGGAATCGAATTACGAACCATCCGGACAGACGGAGATAATCGCGAACTTGATTTAAAATTATGGATTCACCCTGTTTTTTCATCTGCCGTTTTCCAGCATGTCCATTTCAATTTCTTTTATCTCTCGGATTTTATCCATGATTGCCTGTTTTTTCTTCGGACTCTTTACGCACTTCGGGCAGATATAATCCTGCGAAAAACAAACATAACCGTTAATCTCTAAAACATGCGGGTCGGATGCTGACACGATGACGACCTCCGGGCAGAAATCACATTTACGCTCTATTTTTCCGTATCCCATCTAACACCCCCTGCGAACCCATCGCGGATTCCTAAGCTCGTAGCATTCTTTATGAAAATAATAAAAGGCTTCGCCTTTATCAGTCTTAATCCCTGGAATGATTTTCTTCCATGCGTCATCCCTGAATAATCTCTTGCCGCATTGACGGCAGACAACATAATCGGAATACATGACGCCTTCATCTCTTTTCATTTGCATTTACACGGCTCAATCAATTTAATCGGTTGCGCCGTCTCCATCCAGGATTCCATTTTATTGTCGATCCTGTTAATTGCCTTAAAAAATATGACCTGATTTATTATTATGAACCCGACCAAAAAAGCAATCAAAAAAATAATTAAATTTTTAAATTCAATAATAATAAATCTTTTCGCCTTATTTTTATTTCTGATTTCTATCATGATTTATAACCTATAGATTTAATATGATTATCAAGGTCGTCTTTTATCAGGCTGACATTATGATACGACCTCGCATCGTTTTCAGCATGAGATTTATATTCAAAATCTAAACGGTCTACCATCTCTTTGACGGCGAACATTATTTTTTTTGCGTTGAATTCTTTTTCCTCGGCCTCTTTAATCCGCTGTTTATACTGCTGGACTATCCTGACCATTTCCGCAACTTCCGCATCCTTGATTTGTATCTGAATATTATGTTCGTTATCTTGGGTGACAAGTGCGTTTTCTATTTTATCCCGCCATATCTTTTCAACTTCGCGACGTTCTTTGCGACGTTCCTCAATGACGTATTCTTTTATTTTTGATTTTTGAATTAACCCAAATAGATTCATTTTTCACCTTCCGTGCCTACCGGATATTTCTCCGCATTCATTTCTATTTTTCTGTAAATCAATTGCTCGATGTCTTTTCCATTCATGCCGAAATATATGCAGATATTAAAAAGATAAATAAAACAATCGGCGATTTCAAATCTCATTTTGTCGTAATCATTAAGCGCGGGCCTGCTCTGCCATTGCACGATCTCGAGCATTTCGCCCGCCTCGACGTTGAACGCACATATCAAATTTTTCAACGTGTGAAATTTTGTCCAGTCGCGATCATCTCGGAATTTTATCAAAGTATCAAGAATTTTATTTGCGTCCATTTTAAACCTCTTCATTATTGTCAAATAATAACATCTCTTTTTCTTTATGTTCATCAACATATTTCATATTTTTAACTGCCTGACGATAATAACTCTCTTTTAATTCCACCCCTATTCCCTTCCTGTTATTTTCAACTGCGCTAAAAACTTCAGATCCCACTCCCATAAAAGGAGTAAAAACAACATCTCCGGGGTTCGATCTTAAAACCACAATGCGGTCAATAACATCTAATTGTAAGGGATGAACATGCTTTTCGTCATCCTCATCCTTTCCTTCCCTGTACGGCAAAACATGATCAAGTCGTATATCATCCCAAAAACTTGACGCATATTGCCTCCATATCCAGTGAGAATATCTATTTTCAATTTGATTTCCAGAATGATTTTTATATGTTTTTAATTCATCTGGAATCTGTCTTTCTCCCGCGTAATATTCCAGTCCTGTGGGATGTGAGACTGGATTTTCATTATCTCCTTTTTTTCTGAATATCAATAAATAATCTGCGCTTGCTACACCACAATAAATAGAATCATCCACCACGGTTTTATGAGCAAGATTTTTTTGCATTGTTCTATTTCTAACCGTCAGGGGTTCTTTCCATATGCAATGTCGAGCTATCCAATCAAAACCGAGTCTTTCGTGTAATCGAATAATATCACCGGGAAAATCTTTTAAATGGTCACTACCTGAATTTCCAGACGGGACATCCATACAATGAACCGCGGTACATCTTCCCTTTTTGGTTATTCGTTCGATTTCTTTTACCACATATTCATAATGATTAAAAAAATCATCATATGAATCACAATTTGATAGATCTCGTTCCGAACTGGAATAATGATACAATCCGCCGAATGGTGGAGAATATACAGATAGATGAATGGATGATCCCGGCATATCCCTCATAACATCAATACAGTCACCGTTATACAGAGCATAATTTTTTTTAATAACTAAATCTTTTATAGCCATGATGGTATCTCCATTTTATTTTCAAATTTTTTAACATGGTTTATTGAAATTGAATTATTCATTTCCGCAACAAGATGATTGAACATTTCTATTGCCTGATTCTGCTTTCGTTTTAAATTTCCTATCATCTGTTCATCTCCACGTGTAAAAATCATATTTATGGTCACGGGTCTTTTTTGCCCAAATCTCCAGCATCGCCGCGTCGATTGATATAATTGTTCGTACGAATGAGTTGGGAAAAAAGTCATGTGATTGCAATGTTGCCAATTTAGCCCCCATGCGCCTATTTTTGGTTTTATAATAAGATTTTTTATTTTTCCTTCAGAAAAAGAAATCAGTTTTTCTTCTTTCGATTCATCAGAATCACGTCCACTAACCTGCACGGAATTTTTTATTATTTTTTCAAGCAAATCCCCCTCGTCGTTTAAATTACACCATGCCACAGAAAAATCATCATGGTTATTTATAATTTCCGCCACCCGCTCGCAACGATCTGAAATCGTCGCCCTCCTCTCATCTCTTTGCTCTTTTAATCCATGAGCGGGTAAAGCACATCCGGGGAGTACACCCTCTATGTATCGTCCCTCACATTCGAGTTCAAAATCTTTTTCTATCAATTCCGGCAAAATATATCCGTCATCATTAAATCCCAAATCTGACGGAAATCTCACAGCCCTGGCCCATGAAGTTATCCATCTCCAAAAAAATTCATGAGCATGACCCTTTAGTCTCCATTTTGTTTCTTCCGTAAATCTTCCGCGTCTATTAGTTGCGCTATTATTCTGATCATTTTTAAAAAATTTATTTAGCATATCCATATATCCGAGATATCCTAACGCCTCGCTGGATGTTCCGAGTTCTATAAAATCATTCGGCGCGGCGGTAGCCGTCGCAAGCAATCTATATTTAATTTTTCGCATGAAAATATTTATTTCGTGTTTATACGTTCCATTAAAATTTTTTAAAATACTGGACTCATCACATATCACCCCTTGAAAATCATTTGGGTCAAAATGATGGAGCTGTTCATAATTCGTGATTGTTATTTTCCCGTGAATTTTACCGTCTCTTGACCGCTCGGCTTCAATTTGAAATTTATCAGACTCTCTTTTCATTTGTGCCCCAACGGCAAGCGGCGTTAAAAGTAAAACATTCCCATTCGTTTTTTGAACTATATTTTGCGCCCATACCAATTCCATAGGACTTTTACCGAGTCCGCAATCTGCAAAAATAGCCCCTCTGCCCTTTTTGACAGACCATTCAATTAAAAATTTCTGAAAATCAAATAAATAATCCGGTAAGAATACAGGTTTAAATCCAAATTCCCCCGATAGGTGAATTTTTTTTTCTAAAAACTTTTCATATTCATCCATTGTCAAGACCTCTTTTTTTACTGTAATATTCCCTTATTTTTTTACAAGCATTTTTTTATTTTTTTCATGCGATCTTTATCCTGGTTAATCGATCATGGATGTTTATTTTTCCGTTCCGGCAAACTGTATAAACCGGATTTTCTTTTAAAAATCTATCCCTGTTTTTTATCCGCCATTCTCGCGCCTTATATTTTGCACATGAGGTACAAGTATGCGAATCCGCAAAATCTTTAATGTGATAAATTTCTTTCCCGCATTTATTACAGTACATTTATATTTCCTTTTTTGTTAAAATATTTTTCCAGATCCTCAGCCTTGAATACGTGCGCCTGTAATTTTTCACCTTCCAGCCCATGCTCGACGGCGTATTCACCCTGTGCTGTCCATAACCGCCCGCACATTTCAACGCCGTATTTTTGCAATAACATTTTTTCCGGCATCGTATTTCCGTCAAATACCAGTTTATCCAGGGACACGTCCACAGGACCTTCTGGTAAATCAAACGGTGCAGTTTCTATAAACCCTTGAACCGCTGAATTTTCGGTCAGTTGTTTATCCGGCCGGATCCGGTTGGGAATTCCATCGGGAACCCGGTACACATTCCATTGATCGTAAATCTTTTTAAAATGAGCCGGAAGTGGAAAAGGCGCGGACGTGGTCGGCTCGAATGATTCCAGAACCAGGCGCGTAAATTCAGATATAAAGTCTGACTTTATATTTTCCTCTAACCACCGGAAAGATTCGATCAACGAGATATTCGGTACTTCTTGCATTGCGCCTTTTTCGTCCGGCGTTTTAATATACAATGGTTGCCGATAAACAACGCAGAATTTTTCCATCATTTTTTTAATCATTTTATTTTATCCTTTTTCGCCTGGTCAATCAATTTCTGACGCTCCGCCGCCGGCAAGGAATCTATATATGCGTTGCGCTCGGAAAACATCCGCCGGTCTTTTTTGACCTCGCTGTCCGCCCGGTGCTTAAACGTCTGTATCGCAGATTTCCATTTTTTCATTTTGTTCTTTCCGATCATCCAGTTTTTAGAATCGTAAAAATAATAAAACTGTTCGGCCGTGAAGGATGTAATATTATTTTCAGTCATATGTGCCTTGATTTCTTCAAGAGAGGGTGGCCGGAAGGCACTCTCTTTTTTAAGATCAAGATTGAGATCAGGATTAAGATCAGAATTAAGATTAAGATTAAGATCAGAATTAAGATTAAGATTAAGATTAAGATGTGATTGAGTATCTATACTGTATGGATACTCTATGGATACAGTATCTAATATTTCGGTAAATGATGATATATTCAATTTAATCCATATTTTTAATTCATTCGGTGCCAAAGAAAATTCGTTTTTAATTCCCTGGATAACCTGTGGACTATTTATATTCTGATGTTTGATAAAATTCTTAATTGCAATCCATCCGTCTTTAAATAATATTTTTTCATCTTTTTGAAAACGATCCATAATTTTTTGACACATTTCTTTTTCAATTCCCGTATCAAGAGAAATCCTTTTCATTTGTATTTGATAAATACCGCTTATATTCGTACAAGAGTTTGTTATTAAATAAACAAAAAGTAATTTTTCGGAAGGGTCGAGATTTGAAATATAACTATCATCCCAAAAAACAGTATTGATATATCTTTTTTTAGCCATTCTTTTTTTCTCTTATTTGATTCCAGCATATTCCGCAGAAATATCTTAATAAAATATCACAATTTTCTTCATTATAAAATTTAGAACATGATATTTGCATATTATCACATAATTGATCAACAGTAAAAGATTTTAAAAAAATCTTTATTGACACCCTGAAAGAATCCGAAAACCCATATTGAGGAAAATGTTTTATAAAAATATTTTCAATTTTTTTTATATCTTTATTTATTCGTCTTTTTATTTCGGCGGTTAGTTTTTTATATTCTTTTAATTGTTCTTCTTTTAATTTTAAAATTTCAAAATTTTCAATCATTCCAGGAGAAATTAAATTTAATTTAATATCTCCCTTCCCTCTATTACAATCAAAACAAGCTGTAATTAAATTATTTATATTATCTTTGCCGCCCTTCGATATCGGATCAATATGATCAATTTCAAGAATAACTTCGGGTGGGGTTTTTCCACAATACGCACAAGTAAAACCATCCCTTTTAAAAACTTCAAATCTTATTTTTTTTGATAATGATTTTCTTTTTTTTGACATCGATAAACCTAAAATTAAAAAAGGATTATCCATAAAGCACGGATTTCTCCGCTCTGACCGCTCTATGAATAATCCTTTGAGTTTTTACAAACTCACGAAGGGCCAGATTCTTCGTCAATTCATAATCAATAATTGACCATATTACACGCCGATCCCATTGTCAAGCATTTTTAAAATTTCTTGATAAATTCAATCCGCCTATGCCCTGATCTGCGGATATATCCTTTACGCTCAATCAATGCCAGCATGGACGACACCGCCGCCGGGCCCTTCCCGGTTGCCTCTGCAATTTCATAGATTGACGGCTGGAATCCGTCTGAGCTGGTATGTTTAATTATGTAGTAAAGCAGTTCTTTTTGCGGTGTTGTTAAATCCATGTTCTTTTTGTAACTTATCATTTCAACCTCACATAAAAATCTTATTCTGCGTGTACGGACAATTTTTCCAGTACCCGCACCATTTGTCAGAACACCACCATGACCCCGGCATCGCCGGAAGGAAAACACCTTTTTCAATCGCCCGTTGAACCTGGGCGGCCAGTCGGATAACGTGTAAATACGAATCTTCGGCGCGATGCGTTTCAAGCCTCTGATATTTCGGTTCTTTAGTTGATATCAAAACATCCATGTACATATTCTCCGGCATACGTCCGGTTTTTTCTTTAACTGCGATTCCGTAAATTGAGAATTGCAGATTATTGTCGGCCTCTGACTGCGGTTTAGATTTTCCCGCTGTTTTAAATTCGCGGATGTTATGGTTTTCATCCAGGCAGTCAAGCACCGCGTAAATCGGTTTCAATCCCGGAATGTCGATTGTTATTTTTTCCTCGACCATAACCGGCTGAATACTTGGCGCGACTTGTTCAGCGTACACGCCCGCGAGCGCGGCGGTCTGATCTCGGCCTTCACCGATGATATCCTTGACCGGCCTGTCTCCATTTGTCGCGATTCCATCCCGGTTTATTTTTTTATCAAATTCATCGACGGCTATATCGATGATATGGTTTTTTTCGAGATCCTGCCGGGTCTCTTTTTTTTGCCGATGATTAACTTCAATCCCGGTATGAGTCGCCGACCCGCGCACAAGCGCTATACCCGGCGGGATGATTTCTTTTTCAACATATCGGCGGCGGTATTGTTCACCGCATTTCAGAAACATATTGAATTGACTAAAACTAAAATGATCCATCATCTCGCCTCCCTGTCCCGGCGGGATTGTTCTTCATAATCTGTTTTTCTGCAATCGAGAATATCATTCCCCGCCTGTCTGAGATTTTCATCGATGCTTTCAGCGACATGGTCAATATCGAGTATCTGATCAATTTGCTGTTCTGTCAACGGAATTTCGATTTCAGATTTTTCTCCATTATTAAAAAATATCAAAGATATCGAAATATCATCTATTTCATCGTCCGCCCCTGGATCACCGAAACGTGGATCGTCGTGGTCTTGACAATTCGGCGCAGGATATCCAGGATAAAAATTCCCGCGAATGATAACTTCAAAATCGTCTTGTATTTCAACTTTTATCGGTTTCATTTCCCCTCCTTGCATTTTGAGCATATTATTTTCGATGAATCAAAATTCTTTTCATCCGTATGGACGATAACCACCGCACCGCATTTTTTACATTTTACGGCAACATGAACCAATAATCCCGCCCTGCCTTTTTTGATTGCGATCATATAAACCTCTTGCACATCTTTATGTATTCGCCATATTCCCGTATTTGTTCCGGCGTGTAATCGTATTCACGGCCAATTATATTATACATAATTAACCAGTATTCAATACTGTGGCTTTCACAGCCAATTGTAATATTACCCGATTGATAAAAAAAGAAATGCATTGACCCGGCTATTGATATAATAGGTAATTTTATTTCCGCCTCGTACAAGTCCGCCTCGCACAAGTTCGCCCCGCGCAAGTCCGCCTCGCACAAGTTCGCCCCGCGCAAGTCCGCATCGCGCAAGTCCGCCCCGTACAAGTTCGCCCCGCGCAAGTCCGCCTCGCACAAGTTCGCCCCGCGCAAGTCCGCATCGCGCAAGTTCGCCCCGCGCAAGTCCGCATCGCATAAGTCCGCATCGCATAAGTCCGCCCCGCGCAAGTTCGCCCCGTACAAGTTCGCCTCGCGCAAGTCCGCCTCGTACAAGTTCGCCTCGCGCAAGTCCGCCTCGTACAAGTTCGCCTCGCGCAAGTCCGCCCCGTACAAGTTCGCATCGCGCAAGTCCGCCTCGCACAAGTTCGCCCCGCGCAAGTCCGCATCGCGCAAGTTCGCCCCGCGCAAGTTCGCCCCGCGCAAGTCCGCCCCGTACAAGTCCGCCTCGCGCAAGTCCGCCCCGCGCAAGTCCGCCCCGTACAAGTTCGCCCCGCGGTTTTTTATCAATGAATCTTTTATTGACTCATATTCCCCGACAATTATTATATTATCCGTAAATCTGTTTTTGATTTCAATTTTCATT